TTCGCATTTTACGAAAACGAGATTGACATCTCGTCGTCACCGGTGACCTCGGCAGCCCCAAACGGCAGATCATAGGCCAGTACACCCTGACGTTCGGATGGGGAAATGCTGCGGTAGTACACCGCAGGCATTTGGATGCGTACACGATTCCCTGCCGTTGCACCCAGAACACCAGTGTCTAACGCCTCAGTAGTTCCGGCCTTGAACGCGGCCATGAAATCTTTGGTCGCCACCAGTGTTTGCTCGGGGTTGATCGAGCCGTTGATGTCGCGGCTGGTGACCAGCACTTCGCCATAGCCATCAGCAGACGACAGATTGGGCGGCACTTCCAGCGTGTTGCCCGAACTCACGTTCAACGCCTGGATGATCGCGCCGAATGCGCCAATGGTGAAATTTCCATTGATCAGGATCGGCGGAATGGTTGTGTCATAGGTCGGAGTTGCCAGAGCTACATCCGTAGGCCCTGAGAAATGCCCCTGGAACGTGAATGACGCCATCAAACGCGCACCGACTTCGCCGACGAAATCGACATTGCCACGGCAGCCGGTGAGTTTGGTTAGCGTGCCGTCTTCATAAAAATATAGAGTAAGACTGGACTGCGTGGCACTGGCTGGATTGTAGGTAACCGATGTCGCTGCAACGATAGTCTCGGCCATGGCCGAACCCAAAAACAGTGGACCCAGTTCGGGCGCGGTTCCTGCAGCGCCTGAGCCTTTAACTTCGGCGCTGAACGAGACACTCAATAGCGAGCCACCGTAGACCTGCTGCAACGCGCCGAGTGAGCCACGAATAGCTGGTCGATCCACCATGCGCAGCCCTTCTGGCGACCAGTTCAAATCCTCGATCAGGATTGCATTTGCAGCTCCGGTAGGTACTGAGTCGGTGTTGTAGACCGTCTCAGCTTTTGCCAGCAGGACGCGGCGGCGTACTAATTTGATCATCGTCTTTCTCCTTCAGTTTTGGTTCCGCCTTTTCTGCGGGCTTTGGTTCCTGAGTCGTCGACTCACCCTTGCGTAATTTGTAGGTTTTGCGTTCTCTCATGGTCCTGCTCCTGCGTCAGCGTATTGGTGGCGGTAATGCACGATCCAGTTGATTACCATCGTGCCGGTGTATTGCTCTGAGCTGCCGTTGGTCTTTGGCTCATCGGCGCCGTTCGGGATGATGTCGATGATATAAGCCAGGCTTAGCGCGTTTTCCATCAACAGGATTTTGTGCACTTGGCGTCGTAGTTCGTTCAGATCAGTTTCGATGTTTTCCTGTTTCGATTTCGCCCCTACCTCGGTACGCACTTCCAGCAACTCATCGAATAACGGCCAAATCTGCTCTTCAGCAGGACTATCGGCACCCTGAAAAATACCCACTGCAGGGAGCTGTGATTGTTCCAGCGGATCAACCCGGCCACGGAACACCTCCGCATCAACTCCGGTTTGCAGTACTAACTGAACAGCCTGGATGATTTCCTCTGCCAGCAACATCATTCAGTCTCCCGGCAATGTGCAATCCACAGAAAACCCTCGTCCCGGTCCACGCTGGTAACGATATAGCCAACACCAGCGCGCGCGAAAACATCGCCCTGCGCAATATCTGGCACGTCCTCACGGTGCACGGAAAACTGCGGTCCAACACCCTCGAATTGCAGATCATCACCAATCACCGGTGTTGACGGCGAGCGGAAGATGACATCCGTCAATTTCCGCTTGCTGCCACCTACTGGCATGTAATAGGTCTGCGCATCGTCCGGCATTTGCAGTGTTTGCAGAACCAGGCGGTCCATGGCTGCGAAGTTGATCATAGAATGATGGAGCGGCCCGCAGGCCGCCCCGTTTCATTACGCGAGCGTGGCGTTACCGGGAGTCAGCTTGACCGTGCAGGTCGTTTCGGTGTTGGCACCCGCGACCCACGCAATGGCTGCGCCGGTGATATCACCAGCCGCTGCCACAGCGGCGGAATCATCGAATGCACCAGCGCTGGTATCCCAGACCAGTTTTTCACCGACCACAAATACCGCCGCAGACACTTTCGGCACCACGAACACACCCTCGACCGCAACGGCAATAACATCACCTGAAGTGGCTGCAGCAGACAGCGCAACACCGAGCGCATGTTTCAGTTCCACCACCGCACCTGATGCAATGGCCCCGGCGGCGGTGTGGTTGATCACATCGCCATTTTGTACAAATTTGTCCGTCATTTTCGTTTCCTCGTAAAATTAGAAACGCCGCTTTTGCGGCCTTTCATGGGGTTATAGGATCAGGTTTATGCTCCGGCGTTCTTGTATCCCGCGCGCCAGTCGCCAATGGCTACGCCGTAGTCCAGGCGCACTTTGAATTTCATGGCGTCGGTATCGAAGTCCACCATCTCATCCAGGAACGGCGTCTGATTGCCATCCAGGAACACCACCTCGAACGGCGCTACATCCAGCGGATTGGCAAACAGATACCAGGCCGTGGCTGACACACCATCGAGGTACGGATCGGAAATGACGGTAAACATATTGCGTAACACGTTCGGCTGCCGGCTGTTGGTCTGCCCGGATTTGGTCTCGCTGGTGACGATTTCCTTGGCCAGGTCTTCCACACCTACCGGTGTCAGCAAAAGGGTCGGCTGAATGTTCAACGTCTCGCTCAGGCTCTTGTCTTTCTGCTTGCGCATGGCCGTGCGACCCACGCCCAGAGAGGCCGTGGAAATAGCCGTACCACCGCTGGTGAGATTGGCATGACCGCCCGCCGTTGTCACAGCCGTGGCGTTGAAATACTGGCCTGTATCGGAGGTATCCGGCCCGTTATTGCCTGAGCCGCTGGTCAGCAGCGCATACACGCTGGCATTGACCGAACGGGCAGCGGCACGACCCATCAATTGCGCCCGGCGATTGAACGCGCCGAGGTCATCATTGACCACCATCTGGCGGGTCAGCGCGATGGCTTTGCCCTTGGTGGTTGCCTGTGCATTCTCGGCCTCTTCTGCCAGCCCGCCATAGGTGTACTCACCACCCTCGGGAATGGTATCCAAGGCATTGAACGCGCCGATCTGAATACGCGGATGGACCTTGAAATCCGAGACCTCACCGACTGCAACCCATGGCCGCCAGGTATCCGGGAACGCATCGTATGCCGCCCGCAATACCTTGCCCGCCACGTTCGACATCAGGGACGGGAAGTCGCTGCTGGACAGCGCCAGAACTTTGCGCGCGATGCCATCATTGCTCAAGCCCTTGACGCTGATGCCGCGCATACTCAAGGCATGTGCTGCAATCCCACACAGGGACAGGCCATTGAACTCATTGGCTGCCTCACGCTTCTCGATACCAATTCTGGAAAGTAGCGCCTGAGCAGCACCGGCTTTGAACTTCTCTCCGCCGTCAGCACCAGGAACAATGGTACCGGGTTTCGGTACGATTGATTCCGCGCCTTCAGCCAATTTTGCCAGCAGCTTGGTTTGTGCCGCCTGCACTGAACAGTTTTCATCATCCAGGCAGTCATCGAGCAGCGTGCGGTGCTCATCGCTATACCGCCCAAATGCGTTACGAATGCCCGTGCGCCGGGCGCGTTCCTGTGCCAGCGCGGCTTTACCCGCGTCCTGAGCGATTTTGTCGGCGTCCTGCACCGACGCAGATGCTTGTGTAGTCATGATTGCCTCCTTAGGCATTGCGCCGGCAGGTGCCGACTTTGGTAAATCCGCAGAAGCCTGCGGCGTGTTGAAACTTTGTGGCGTGTTGTGATACTTGGCCATCGCCATAGCCCAATTGAACCGGGCTGCAGGTTCTGGCGGGATCGCTGGTTCAGTGTCTCGTGTGCGCTCATCGGCGAACCCCTGAGCGACCGCCTCATCAGCGGTGAACCACGTTTCAGCAGTCATCATCGCGTCAATCTCTGCCGCATCAAGGCCGGTGCGGTTGACGTATGCCTGCGCAATTCCGACCTTTACTTTATCGAGCATGTCCGCCGCTGCCCGCATGTCGTCTGCATCCCCCATGGCCAGTGACCATGGATCGTGGATCATCAGCATGGCCCCATCGCCTACGGTGATCAGGTCGCCAGACATGGCAATGACGGATGCAATGGAAGCTGCCAGACCGTCGATCTGCACATGTACTTGTGCCGGATGGTTTTTCAGCGCGTTGAAAATGGCGAAGCCATCAAACACCTCTCCGCCTGGTGAATTGATGCGGACCAGAATATCCCGCACATCGCCGAGCCCTTCCAGGTCATCAACAAACCGTTTTGCGGTAACACCATCGCCGAAAAATCCGCCGCCGATGGGATCATAGATCAGTATCTCCGCTTGCCCTGGTCCGCGTGCTTGCACTTTGATCATGCTCTCATCCTCGCTTTGAGCCGCGCAGCGGGTGCCGGCGGTTGTTGTGGTTCATCTGGCACCGGCTCACTGGTCGTGGCGGTCGGCAGACCCAGTCGCTCACGTTCCTGCTGGTCCTGTAGGATTTCACGATTAACCTGGTCTGGATTGCCACCACGTTCGCGGATGCTCTGCGGCCTGCTCTTCCACATCCGATCCTCTGCAATCTCGTTAGCCTGAGCCTCTTTTACTGGATCAATCCACGGCATCGGCGGCGGCGTGTGGCTGGCGTTGAACAGGGTTGCAACGTCGATATCAGTAGGTATTTTTATCGCGCCGGTAGCCCTTACGGTATCTATGAATCCATCCCACACGCGCTGGCAGAATCGGAAACAAAACGTGCCGGTCAATGTGCGGTAACTGACAAACTGCTCCACCAATTCCTGCCGCTGTGCGCTATAGGTGCCGCTGTAATTTTTCGACAGGCTCGAATAGCCCGTCATCATTCCCGATGCGGCGGAACGTAGTTGCGAATCCCGGAACGGGATCAGGGCATTGTTTGGCCGATTCGGGTTTATGGTGCCGATATCCTCACCGGGCAACAGATCGTCCATGATCATGCCTGGCACAAATTCCATGGACCGCTGCACGATATTGCCGCTGGCATCAGTAGATGGCTGATACAGGTCCGGCGTGCCCTTTTTTATGTAGCCCGCCATCGCCGCGGCCACTCTGGCAGCAACCCGCTCGGACTCGTCTATTTCCTTGATGTC